GAGCGGACGGTGGTGAGCAAGTACCTCAAGAACATTGGGCTGGGTATGTGATGTTTGCGATCAGGCCAAAGAGGGAGTTGCTGGATTGGTTTGGTCGGTTTTGGGCTGACACTGAGCGCGGGATTAGCATGCCGCTGCTGGTGGAGTTTACCGGCGTAAGCCAGAAGACGTTTGAGGAAGTGGTAAAGCGCCGCAACCGACCCATGCAAGATTGGGTGCAATCGGCGCTGAGCAAGTTTGCGCATGAGTGGGAGGCGGGCATGATCGAGGTGTATCAGCGCCCCAACCGCACGAAGGCCATCAGGTATAGGCGGGAGCCTAAGTTAGACATGCGGCCAAGCGTCGGGCTGCAAGTTGTGGACGGGCAAATCCGTCTGAATGTGGGATTGAAAAACCGGGCGAACTACATGGCGCCCACGCTGAAGGAACAGTTGAAATGATTAAGCGCCACTACAAGTGCCCCAAGCACGGGTTCTTTGAGTCATGGGAGGCTGTCTGCACGCATGGTTGCCTAGACGGCATCAAGGTGGCTTTCCTGAAAGCGCCGGCGTACCTGTCTGACAAGACCAAGCGCAACGACGCCAATCTGAAGGGTCTGGCGCAGGAGTTTGGCATGACCAACCTTAAGAGCACCCGCGAGGGCGAGCATCAGGACGGCTACCTGACCCGCAACAACGCGCCGGTAGCGGAGCAGCCCCCCGAACCTCCCCGCGGCTCTGGCGTGATCTGGGGCGGCGGTGCGGGGCATAGCATGCAGTCGGTTATGGGCGGCGCTATCAAGTCGGTGCGCGGCGAGAGCGTGGGCTTCAATCCGAGGGACGCTGGTGAATTGCGTGGACCGCGGACGGCAAGTTATGTAGGAGACCATGAGAATCTTGCCATCAAGAGGGATTAAGCCGTGATAATTCCCAAGGATCCGATTGAGCGCGAAACTCTGTATCTCGATTTGATCCAGAAGTGTTTGGTGTCTCGGGAGGAGCGCAAGGCCGACTACAGCAGCCTGCGCTCTTGGTATTTGTTTGGTGCTGGCCCGGAGGAAAGCCCGGCGCACTACAACAAGATTTACCCGCACATTGACCAAGTGACGGCGTTTTTGTTCAGCGCGGACACCACGCGCTTCAGCATCAACCTCGGCGCGTCGGTGCCAGAAAACGAGCACACCAAGGTTCCGGTGCTGACGGCGGCGTTGAACGACAAGTGGCAGGATTCCAACGGCGACCAAGTGTTTGCCATGGCGATGACGTGGGCGCTTTGTTATGCCTCCACGTTTATCAAGCTCGTTGTGCGCAATGGGTCGATCCACCCCTACATGGTGGAGCCTGGCAGCGTAGGCGTGCTGCGCGAGGATACGCCTTACACCGACCGCCAAGAGGCGATGGTCCAGACTTACTACATCACTAAGTCTGACCTAGCGCGGCGGCTGTACGGGCATCCTAAGCGCAAGTCGATCATGGACCGTATTAGCGCAGCGCAGCATCAGGTGAGCCATGTGCCTGAGGGCCTTGACCGCATCGTGATGAGCCAGACCAACCCGACCATCTATGGTACGGTCAACCTGGACCTGTACGGCTACAACCGCATGAAGGCTCAGGTGGCCGAGGATACGGTTGAAATGCGGGAGTTGTATCTCTGGAACGATGAGATTGACGACTATCAGGTGGTCACGATTGCCGAGCCTGACGTGATTATTTATGACCGCCCCGGCGAGCAGTTGTTTATGAAGGGCGAACTGCCGTTTATCCAGATCACGCCCAACCCGCAGTATGACTACTACTGGGGGCAATCTGAGGTGCAGAAGCTGATTTTCCTTCAGCAAATGCGCAACAAACGCATGACTGAGATTCTGGACCTGTTGAGCAAGCAGGTGAACCCGCCCACGGCGCTGATGGGCTTTACCGGCATTCTGGACGAGAAGAACTTTGCGCTAAACCGCGCTGGTGGCTTGCTGTCCAACGACATGGCGCAGGGCAAGGTTGAGCGGCTGGCGCCTGAGATGCCGGCTGATTTGTTCCGCGAGATTGATGCCATTGACGCCATGTTCAGCGAGGCGTCGGGCATTTCCTCAGTGTTGTCTGGCCGCGGTGAGTCTGGGGTTAGGTCACAGGGGCATGCGTCTCAGTTGGCGCGGCTGGGATCGTCGCGCATTAAGAAGCGGGCGCTGGTGATTGAAGACGCGCTGGAAAAGATGGCAACGCTGTATCTCAAGTTGATGCAGCAATATGACCGCACGCACTTCCCTGATGTGCATGGCAATAAGTTTATCGCTGAGCAATTCACCAAGGACTTTATGGTGAAGGTTGACGCCCATTCCAACAGCCCGATTTTCATGGAGGATATGCGGCAGTTGGCGTTCAACTTGTTTAAGGCGCAGGCTATCGACAAAGAGTCCTTGCTTGATTTGCTTGATCCGCCTATGAAGCAATTGTTGAAGGACAAGTTGAAGAAGCAGGCCGCTCAACAGAAGGCTAACCCACCTCCCGAGGGGAAGCCGCCAGGCAAGCAGGGTAAGTGATGGCACAGGATTTTAAGATCAAATCCGACCAGCCCAGAGCGCAAGCGAAAGATGTTGCGCGCGGTAATCCTTCGCCTTCTATCGAATACAGGGTATCCTCCATACGCACCCTAGGTAACAGGGCAGCCCCACGCGCTAATGCGCGTTCGGAGAGGAGGTGATACCATGTACAAGTCCGTCAAGCGCGGTAGCCGTAAGGGCCGCTAATGCCGGTTGTTCAACTCTAGCAATGAAAGGAGGTCTCCCATGCGTCGCAAGGGTCGTAAGGCTCGCCGGTAACTAACGCGCTGCCTTGAGCAGCCGTTAATCCGCGACTTCCGCGCGGGACCGGAAGATAAAAATAGTCCCGCTTGACTTTTGCTTTCTGCTGGTGTTACGCCGCAATTGTTATTTTGGAGCATCAAGTGTCCGAAAGCGTTATGAGGCTGCTGCAAAACCAGCGCCCGAAAGAAGCACCGGAACTTACTGCGCCCCCGCCGGGCGAAGGGGCTTCGTCTGCCCCGCCTATGGCGTCGCCTATGAGCACGCCAGAACCTAAGATGGGTTCGCGCGAAGCCGCGTTGATTAACGTGGGCATGGCAATGGATTTGATTGAGCAGTCCCTTCCGGCAATTGGAAGTGAGACTGGTGAAGGCCAGAAGCTGGTGGCGGCGCTGCGTTCGCTTACGGGCGCGATGGGTCCGCGCCGGCAGAAAGTTGGCGAGCTACAGAACGCCGAGATTCTTCAGTTGTTGCAGAACCTACCGCAGGCCGGTGGTGCAACGCCTGAAATGAAGGCTATGGCCGGTATGCCTGCAATTCCGGGTATGGCTGGTGCGGGCGGACCTCCGGGTATGCCGCCGCCGCCTCCGGGTGGTTCTCCGATGCCGCCGCCTGGCGGAATGCCGATGCCGGGCGGTATGCCGCCTGGTGCTCCCCCAATGCCGGGCGCGGGTGGTCCGCCTCCGGGTATGCCCCGATAGGAGTTTGAGATGGATCTTTTTAAGCCACGCGGGGCCTCTAATCCCCGCCGCCCCACCGACAACAACCAGCAGAACGGTCAGATCATCAACACCCCGCGCTATGCGGAGTTTGGTGGCCTGAAGAACGCGACTGCTACGGGTTCCAAGAACCGGATGGGCATTAAGCCGCCCGGCGACGGTAAAAAGGTTATCTAGTTATGGCATCTCTTGAAGACTTGAGCTTTGAAACGCGCGATGAACTGGCTCGTTTGGCGCGCACGCTGGCTGAAAACCCGGACACTCGCAAGGATTTCCTGCGTCTGACCAAAAAGGCTCAGCCTGGCTTGAACATCCCTGAATTGGAGATTGAGGAGTCGGTGGCGCGTTCCACTTCGGCTTCTGAGGCTCGCATTCAGATGCTGGAAGCCAAGCTGCAAGAGAAGGACGCGCTTGCTGAACTTGACCGTCGTCGGCAGTCGCTGATGAAGCAGGGCAAGATTCGCAGCGAGGATGAAATCCAGGAAGTGGAGAAGGTGATGCTTGAGCGTGGCATTACCAACCACGAAACGGCGGCGGATTACCACCGCTGGATGAAAGAAGCGGCGGCGCCTACGGCTTCGTCCTTCAACATGAATGTGCTGGACGGCAAAGCGCGCGATACTCTCCAAGCGTATTGGAAGAATCCGCAACGTGCAGCGCGTGACGAGGCGTTCAAGGCTCTTGCGGAAATGCGCAATCCGCGCCGTCCCATCGGTCTCTGATGCGGTATCAACAATAGTTAGGAGAAAGTCATGCCAATTGGTGGTGGTATTCTCCCCGCATCGGGGAGCACGCAGTACACAGAACTGACCTACCTTACTCGTAGGGCGTTTATTCCGAAACTGGTTGTCCAAATTTACAACAGCACTCCGCTTATGGCGGCGCTGATTGCAAACAGCCAGCAGGCCACGGGCGGTGTTTCGTCTGTGACCGTGCCGGTGCAGGGCAGCCAGTTCATCAACGCTCAGTGGTCGGATTACTCTGGTTCGTTCACTCAGCCCGCGGTTCAGCAAGGCGCTTACAACGCCGAGTTTAACCTGAAGCTGATGATTGCTCCGGTGCCGTTCCTGGGTATGGAAGGCGCTGTGCAGCAGGATCACGCGATTATCCCGCTGATCGAAGCCCGCATGAATGACGCGACCAACGTCATGATGGATGCGATGGCGACGGCGCTGTACAACAACACCACGAACACCCAGCAGTTCATTGGTCTGCCGGGCGCCGTGGATGACGGCACCACGCTCGGCACCTACGGCAACATTGCCCGCTCCACCACGACCAACACCTGGTGGCGCTCCAAGGTGTACGCGGCTGGTTCGGTCAACCCGACCCGTCAGAACGTCCTTCAGTACATCAGCGGTACGGTCAAGAACGGCGCGGAAGTGCCAACCTTTGGCGTGTGCGGCTTTGGTACTTGGACCCTGCTGGCGCAGGACTACGTTGGTCAGGAGCAATACGTTATCACGCCGGGTTCCGGCTTTGATGGCGACGCCAATGGCCCGCAGGCCGCGTTCCGCGCGCTCATGGTTGCCGGTGTGCCGATCTACCCCGATCCGTACTGCCCGGAAGGCACCATGTACTTCCTGAACACCAACTACCTGTCGCTGTACATCCACGACCAGGGTTCGTTTGTGTTCACGGGCTTTGAGTCCACTCTGCCTAACTGGCAGATTGGTTATGTCGGTGCCGTGCTCATGATTGCCGAGTTGGTTAATACCAAGCCTCGCGCCATGACCAAGGTTACTGGTTATAACAACCTAACCATCTAAGGAGGCAGAACAATGGCTCTCGGTCTAAACAAGATCATCATTGCGAACGCCTCGGCCAACACGCCGGGCGCGTATTTGCAGCCTGTGAGTGTTGCCAACGTGGGCGCGGGTAACTCCACCGCCATGTTGAACTCGCAGTTTATCCCTGCTGGCACCTACCTGATGCTGCCCGCGGCCAACGTCACGGTGGAAGTCAACAACTACACGGGTTCGGCAAATAGCTGGTCCACGCTGTTGGCTAACAACGTCGGCGGTGTGCTGATCTCGGACGGCTTTAACGTGCGCGCCAACGCTGTCACGGGTACGCAGACCGTAACGCTGCTGACCGTAAACGGTGGCGGCAACGTGTCTAGCGGTTCCGGCACGGCTTGGTAAGGAGGGTTAACCATGGCTAATCCCGATAGCGTAAGCCAGAATACGCAGGATTTTTTCGGTTCGTACCGAATTGCTTTTGCGCCTGGTCAGTCGATTGCCAGCACGGGTAACGCTGTGGTTACTCTGCCTGTTCTTAACGGCGGCATTGGCAGCCCCTACGGCAATGGCTCGTACATTATTCGCCGTATTACTGTGACCAACCCGTCCAACACGGCGGGTGGTTCGGTGCCGTCAATGGCTACGGCCAACGTCACGATCCTGACCAGCAGCGATGGCAACACGTCTAACGCTGTTACCACTGCTGCCGGCCAGACCATTGGCAACGTAACCGCGGCTAACACTTGGCAAGACCTGACGCTCATTGCTGCGGCGGCCACTACGGCTTATGCGGCGCCTGCGCTGTTTCTGAAGGTGGGTACGGCAGTGGCTAACTCGGCGGTGAACATCACGGTTTGGGGCGATATTGTAAACCTATGACTGATGTATGGGTTACTAACGGCACCAAAGAGCCTTTTGAGGACATGTGGCATGGGGACACATATACGTTCCCGCCCGGAAAGGCCGTCATGGTGCCTTTGGAGGTTGCGCGGCACGTCTTTGGGTACGGAATGGATAATCGCGTACCCGTGCTTGCCAGGCTAGGCTGGGCTGTAACGGCAAATGACGTTGCCAACGGCTTGAAGCGGTTGAATCGGTTCGTTATCTCGGACGAAGAGCCGAAAGAGGAACGGACCAAGGTTATTGCGCTCGTATCATGAGTTGGAGAGTAAATGGCTACCCTTCAGACTTACATTACGCAGTGCAGGCGGCTTTTGCATGACGCAAACGCCAACTTTTGGTCTGACTCTGAGCTAACCGACTACATCAACGCCGCGCGTGAGCGGCTGGTGCGTGATACGGGCTGTCTGCGCACCATTCAGACCGTCAATACGGTCACAAACCAAGAAGTCTATCAGTTCAGCGCGCTTCCGAGCGGCATTCAGACGATGGACATCCTGAACATCAATTTGTACTGGGGCAACACGCGCATTCCGCTGCGCTATCTGCCTTGGACCCAGTTTAACGCCGAGTTGCGGTTTTGGCAGAACTACATTGGCCGGCCTATTGCGTTTACCGTGTATGGGCAGCAGGCGTTCTACCTAGCGCCCGTGCCTGACCAAGTTTACGCGATGGAATTGGACACCATCATTTTGCCCACGCCGCTGGTGAACACTTCTGACGTGGACCCCATTATCAGCCCATGGACTGACCCTGTGGCCTACTACGCCTGCCACACGGCCAAGTTTAAGGAGCAGTCTTATGGTGAGGCTGAGATATTCTTGAACCAGTACAAGGCTAAGGCCATGTCCGTGATTAACACTTCGTTCACGCGCAGGATGCCTGATCCTTACAGCACGCCGTATTGATATGCCCGCGGCAGAGCAGAGAAAATCCTATCAGGTCGTCAAGAACTTCAAGGGTGTAAATACCCAGGCTAACCGCACGGCCATTGATAATGATGAGTTTGCTTGGCTAGAGAATGCGCAGCCTATTGGCTTTGGCAACATTAAGACGCTGGGCGTGCAATCTGCCAGTTTGTATGCGTGGAACGGTACGCCTACCGCGATGTACAGTTGCAGCATCAAAAATGTGGATTACGTTGTTGGCTTCTTTGCCAATGGCGGGGCTGATTACTTCCGCATTGATACGGGCGCGGGCGGTGTTCTGGCTTCTGCGGGCAAGTTCTCGGCGTCTGGTGTTCGGATTGCGCAGTGGAAGAATGAGCGCATCCTTATCATTGATACCGACAAGGGGCTGTTCACTTGGGATGCCACCAATGTGGTGTCTATCGGTTCCATCTCGGCTTACGGTATTACCAACGCTGGAACGGGTTACACCTCGGCGCCTTCTGTAGCGATTGGAGCGCCCAATGAGACGGGCGGTGTGCAGGCTGTTGCCACGGCGTTGGTGACGGCAGGTTCTGTAAGCGGGCTGCTGTTTACGGAGACGGGATCGGGTTACACCTCACCTCCTAGCATCACGTTTACGGGCGGTGGAGGCGCCAGCGCGGCGGCGGTGGTCAGTACCCTCAGCTTTGCCAAGGGAACGGCTGCTGCGACCATCCTAAGCGGCGGTACGGGCTACGTTACCGCGCCAGGCGTTACCTTTAGCGGTGGCGGTGGTTCAGGCGCTGCGGGCACGGCTATCATCTCTGGTGGCGCCGTCATTGCCATTATTATGACCAACAACGGCACGGGCTACACCTCTGCGCCGTCAGTCTCGTTCAGCACAGGAGCGGCCATTGCGCAGGGTGTGGCTAGTACGGACCAGAGCGTGGATGTCTCTACGTTTTCGGGGCGGGTCTGGGTGGCGCAGGGGCGAACCGTCTATTATTCGGCAGCGGGCAAATATAACGACTTTGTAAGCGTGAGCGCCGGCAACATCCTGCTGACGGACGAGACGTTACACAATAACATCACGGCGCTGCTGCCAGCCAACAACTTCCTGTATGTGTTTGGTGATGACAGCATCAACGTCTTCTCGGACGTTCGTGTACAAACAAACGGCACTACGATCTTCACCAACACCAATGCCAGCGCCTCGGTCGGCACTAAGCGCAACATGACTATCTATCCGTATTTTCGGTCAGTGTTGTTTATGAATGATTACGGCGTTTATGCGTTGGTTGGTTCAACCACAAGTAAACTCAGCACGCAGTTAGACGGCATCTTCCCATTAATTGATTTTACTCAGCCAGTGAGCGGCGGCCAGGTGTTGCTGAACAACATTCTGTGTGCCGCTTGGTCGTTCACATACAACGATCCGCTGACCAGCCCGCGGCAAATCCAAGCCGTGTTCTTTGACAAGCGGTGGTTCTTCACGTCGCAGGGCGCGCTTAACTATGTGACCAGCGTGCCGGTGAGCGGCGTCATCAACTTGTACGGCGCCACTACTGGCGGCCTGTTCAAGCTGTACACCAGCAGCACGGTGGGCGCGAACGTCATCATCCGCAGCGCGTTGTGGCCGTTGACCGACCCCATCAGGGACAAGCAGGCGTTGAAGTTTGGCGTGGAAACCACCTCCTCGGTGCTTGGCAACGTCACGGTGGCTATCGACAGTGAGACCCGCAGTTCCACCGCGTCCAACCCAGGCACTACGCTGGCGTCTTATGTGACGTGGGTTAACAACGCTGGAACCACGATAACGTGGACAAACAACAGCTCCACCGTTATCAGTTGGTTCAACAATGGGTATCAACTTTATAAGGGCGATGCTCAGCAGTACGGAAAATATTTGGGTTTGACGTTAACGTCTGCTACTGGCATTTACACGTTGAACACGCTGGAACTCGAATACGAAATGAGGGCT